CTCACGTTCCTTCTCTAATCGACCAGCCTCGTTCTCCTGATCGACCTTAAGGTCGTTGCGGGTGGCCTCAATCAACACGCGTTGAGCTTCCATCTGCCCAACCTCGGTATCAATCACTTCCGTTCGCAACGTAAGCCCGCGCCGCTCGTACGCTAATTCACCAAGGCGGCCAAGTATCTGTTTCAATCTGTTTTCCAGATTGCTATTCGTAATCTCATTCATCCGCGCACCTCCATGATGCTAGGATTGTTATGCTATGATTTGGCGTCGTAAAGCCCGATCCAATAAGTAGTACCGTTTACCTGGCACTGCAATACGTGATCGATGACGGCATTAGTTCCAGTAGTGAATTGAACGGCTGAAAGACCGGTGAAGCTCAGGACGTTATCCGCCGTAGCAAGACCAGTAGCGTTTCCACCGTTGTTGAAGTTGTGGATTGCGTGTTCTGTCGCAGTTCCGTAATTCGTCGATGCGCCGGATGCGTACAGCTCAGACATTCCACCGTAAATGGTAGCAGTAACGTCGTCATCTGGACCCATGAACGTACCGCGCAATCCAACACCTAGTCCGGTGACAGATCCACCCGTGCCATACTCAAGCCCGAAGTGGCCACCATGAGCGGTACTGAGTGCAGCCGTTGCAATCGTGCGTCCGCGGATAGACTCACCAGAAGCAGCAGCTCCGGAAATCGTCAACGCCGAATAGATCAAGCGGTGATCGCCTGATACGTTCGATGCGTCAGCTCTCAGGCTCAAGAAGCTATGTCCTGCACTAGCAGATGTCCACATTGCCGAAGATAGTCCCTTCTGAATCGTCCCGTCTTCGGTTGGGTCCCAATGGACCTTCACCGCGACAAGAGTTGGAACCGTCAAGGACGATGTGACCGTAGATAGCGTGTAGCCGAATGGCTGCCACGATACCGAATCACTCTGACCAGATAGAATGTACGTGTCAGTACCTGGCGTCTTCTTGATGTAGATAGGCGTTCCAGGCGTAAGAGCCTGCGCCACTCCATCGTCGCTATCATCGCTGACAGAACCAAGCACGTTCAGCCAGAAGATGCCCTCAGTATCAACCGCAATCATATCGGTCGCAGCCGCCGCGCCCTTCAGCGCCACGCCAACGATGTCACCGTATCGCACGGGATCTTTACCGTCTACAAATCCATCCGCATGATATGGATGGACTAGCACCGACTCAGCGAACGTCAATACGCGACCTTCACCACCCGAACTCGTTTCCTCGCCTGCGCTTTGTCCAGTGTTTACATATGTGTCAACTGGCATCGTAACCTCCTAGCTGTAGAAGAGTTCAGCCATTCGCTTGGCCTGCTCTTCGCTGTCAGCTTTTCCTTCCTTCATGTAGGACGCAGCACGGTTTGCGATGCGCTTGTCATGCCCAGCTTCGTCAAGTTCTTCAGTACTTCCGCCCTCGCCCATGCCCTTGATTCCAGGCTTCGTCACGTTGAGTTTCTCGATATACGTCTCCTCAACCTTGATGCCGTCTTCAATGAGCGTGACGAGTGCTTCTTCGTCTAGCTTGCCTTCCTTCATTGGTGCAGCCTTGCACAGTGTTTCGACAAGGCGCTCGCGTGTGACGTCGGGCAAGTCTTCCTTCTTGCTGACGGCCTCGACGATCTTGTCACGAGCGTCACGCAAGGCAATCGCCTCAGACATCCGCTTGTTCTCTGCCGTCGCATCGTCGCGTTCCTGGGTCAAGGTCGTTACCTTGCCCTCTGATTCGGTCAACTTCTCTTGGAGCTTTGTATCTTCCATCCCATCCCCCTTCGGTTCATCTAGCCATTCCATGAATCGCGCTTCTTCTGTCCTGCCATCACTCTCGACAAAGCCAGCCGCCTCCATGAACTCGTTTACCTTTCCATCTGCAACCGCAGTCGCAGCTTCAAATGCTACCATCTTTCCGCCACGTCCAGCCTGCGTAACGAAGTCGAACGTCGCGCCAGGATTAAACTTCTCAGCAACCTTGGTCGTCTTACCATTGACCGACTCCATTACAGCCGAACCGCCTGCGCGGATCGACACGCCAATGTCTGCCCCTAGATCCTCTAGGAACGGTCGCCAATGCTCCGCTACCCTTACGTCGCCGTACAACCCAGCGCCAGCCGCTCCGTCCTTCTCGTAGATCGGAGTTCCAACGACCGACCCGGCAAGATCGCGCAAGGATCTCTCCGGCCTGTCTTTCCGTTCCGTCCTGCTTGGATGGTCGATGAACACCAAACCACCGTCGAACGCATTCGCATCACGGGCAAGCTGATCCTCTTTGTAGAACGCCGATGATCCCTGGCCAGGACTGATCACCCGCACCCGTGCGATTCCTTCCTCGTTGATGAACTTCATTTCCCCTCCCACGGGATAAGCTGCCCCGCCTGTTCGACGAAGGACATCTCTTCAGACTTCGCGCCCTCTTCCATCGGCATATACGTGACAGATTCAGTAGTGCCTGATTTAGTAGTCACGTGGTCAGTCTGCGCGTATCCACTTGTCACAGTCACGACTTCCTTATCGCGCTTGTCATCTTCTTCGATAGCCTTCCGAAGCACTTCCTTCAGTGAAACAGTCTCAGGCATCTCACCCCTCCCGTACTAATTGCATTTGAGACGATACATAATCGTTCTGTCGCTTATCAGCAAGCGTCAATTTATCCTTACCCTTCGCATGATGGCGCTGGTTGCCGCACATAGCGCACGAACACGGCACTCGAGTCCGGCGCAGTTTCTTCTCGTAGTCAGAGCCGACGTATCGATATTCTGAATCTTGCCAATAAGCGTCGTATATCTTGGCGAGCTTCCTTGCCTTGCGCTTGCCTTCTTGCAGATTCAGATAGTGCATATCGTTTCCTACTTGCCTTTGCCCTTCCCGCTCGTTGTAGCGCATCCGCCGCGCCCGCGATTCGACCTTGTTCCTTTCCCGCTGCCGTTCTTCAATGGTGTTCCTTTAGCCATTATTCCTCCCACTTCTCAAACTGAATCCCGTGATCGCCGTCTACTGGATTGGTGTGCTTGTTCTTCCCTTCCCATATCGACAGTGGAATATCATTGTCGCCGAATGCCTTACACCTACGAAGCTCAAGTCCTTCGTGCTTGCACTTAGAACAGACTGGGCTGTATTGAAACACGTCAAGCTCTCTATCGTCTATTTCGTTAGCCACCATTAACCCCCCGACACCGTGTAGTTGAACTTGAATCCTTTCCGTTCATATCTGCTGCCAAACATGGACCAGAATCTATCCCAGTGTGTTGCAGAAGATTCTGCTGGAGTCATCGTGCCGTTTCTCATTGCCTTCCTAGAGTTGGCCCTTATTGTAGTTCCTACTCTTTTCATCATTAGTTTCTGATCGCTTACGGTTGGCAACTTACCAGTCCAGCTTGCAGATACAATCTTGTCGGTTCCTTTTGTAATTACCAATGAATCAGCAGATCCAGAGCGAGTTATCATAAGCACATCAGACTGCGACATCGCCACCGTCGTACCACTTGGATGATTGTGCATCATTATGTTATTGCGTATGATTCCTTCCTCTATTTCTTTTCCCATAGACACTGAAGATTTACCACCATTCACACGTCTAAGAATCATTCCTGACTTAGAATCTACAACCACCCCTCTCTCGTGAGATAATGGCCTGATCTCATCACCTACGCTTGTGAGCGTATCTTGCACGCTAGTCACGTCTTGTAACGACGCCACCTTATCATCTTGTCCCCTAGCCACTCTACGCAAGTTTGAGCATCTGCACCCAGGAAATCTTGGATACGTCTGATCCCCGCTAGGGAACGCTTGATCGTATGGTATCCAATCTGCGTCCGCATTCTGTTGGCAGCCGTCGCTCACGTTGTTATCTCCTACCGTCTGCCACTTCTTCTCAGTGCGAATCCCAGTTGCTTCAATCTCATCTATCAGCGTCGTCTCACCGTGCGCATATCCCACTGCGTTCTCGTTGATCGCTACCAAGTGCGCCCTCGATTGGATGTGCGCCTGCGGCTTCCCAACGGCAAACTCCTCGAACCTCTTGGAGATCTGCCGCGCCACTGTGTCATAGCTCGAACCCTGCTCAAGCCCACGAGTGACCATGCCGCGTATAGATTCTTTCGTCGTATCGTTCACGGCGGATACGTCTACCGCTGCTTGCGTCCGCGCCCACTTGACGGCCTCAGGCTGCTTCAACTCGAACGCTGCTTGCATCCCTATCTCATCTTGCAGCGCCGTGTAGCCTTGGCTCACCGCATTGACTAGCCCAGCCTCGAATATCTCTTCGCCATTCAGCACGGTCACTTTGATAGCTGAGTCGAACATGGCGTTGAAGTCGCTCTCTGCCGACTCGACGAAGTGACGCCGCATCTTGTTGAACGCCTTGGTGATTACGCGGCCTTGATACTTGAACCACTTGCCAACTTCCTTCTCCATCCGCTTGTCGTCTCGCTTCTTCTGCAAATCAGAAACGACCTCAACGAGAGAGGCCGCACATTCTGATAGCTTGGTCAAGCAGTTGTGTCTAGTCAGGTCGAATCATAGATTCCTTCTCATCAGATTCCTTGCGTGCAACCCACAACGAACAACAGAACGTGTCTCGCGTCGTGATCGGCCCCAAGTCAGTCCACATTTCTGTGCCTTTATTAACATTACTTCCATCGAACAAACCACATACACCAGCCGGTCGTTCGTATAGATCTCCAGCATCAGACCAATGCTCGCACGAGCTACATTGCCTATTCATCATCTTCCTCCTTGCTTTCCTTCATCGCCTCAATGAACGCAGCCGCTAGAGTGCTGACTACCTCGCCGCGTTCCATCTCCCTTGATTCAGACAGCGCCTCGATTGCCTGTTGAAGATCCTGCACCGCGCCAGCTACAGCGACGGCTTCCGGCTCCTCTCCTTCAGGGAACAGACGTTCTAATACTTCCTCGATAGATGTCTCTCCGAGAACCCTGAGTAGGCGCTCAGTCGTGTACTCAGCGTCAAGCGTGCCAGCCAGCGTGCTACCGTTCAGCGTAGCAGCTGCAACGATGGCTTCAACCTGTGCCTTCTGATCGTCTTCAACCAACGCAGGGAAGTCAACGTTTACGGTTGTGTCGATGGGCTTGCCGCGCATGTCTGTGTCTTCATTCTCGGTATCGTCGCCATAGACGAACGTCTCTTCTTCCCATCCGTCCGGTTCCCAGTCGCCTGACAGCGTTCCGTCTACCACGTCGCTCGAGTATCCAACCTCAGCCGCGCATTGAATCGCATATCCGCAGATGGACTCGATGACGATCTCCCACAATCGCTGCCTCAGAGAGAAGGCCAGCTCAGTAGGACGATTCAAAGAACGTGCGGTTGCCAGTGTGCCTACCGACGCATCGCCATAGAACGTCTCAGGCAAGCCAGTGGCCGCGCAGACCATGAGTAGCAACCGCCGTCCGTCTTCCGCCGATGTCGTAGCACCCGCTGTACGCATCGGAGCCATCTTCGTATCGTCGCTGCCAATGAATACCGAACCCGCTGCCGGCGCCGGCTTGTACCCGTCAGACGAGATATTAGAATCAAGCTTCGTCTTCGCAGCTAGCCGGCCGCCTGAGCCTGACTTCTTCGTCATCTGCCATGCGAACCGTGCGTAGGATCGAACGATCGTCGCCCAGTCCTGAAGGAATCTGTTGTATGCACGCGCCCAGTCCTGCGCTGAATAGATCTCAGATAGTCCGAACTTCTGATTGAGGACGGCGTTCACCTTGACGTGATAGACTGGACTCTCCCAGTGAATCTGCTTACCGTTGTATGTTGGATTATTACCAGACGGACGGTACTCCCAGTCAGGATAGTACTCTGTTCTGATCGTGCCGGTTGATACGAAGCGCCCGGATGAATCACGATTCTCAGTCCATCGACGTTCGTACAGCCAGACTTCGTTCTTGTCTTCAGGGTTCGTCACCGTGTCCCAGATCTCGTCGAAGATGATAGGGCTGATGCGCACCTGGCCTTCTGAGTTCTTGAAGAATGCGAAGAAGAGGTTTGAGTCGATGTTCAGATCCTTCTCTAGCTTCACCAACTGAATGACTGTGCTGAATACCTTCTTGTTCTTGCGGTCGTCCATGAACGTCTGCACGACTTCATCGACAAGCGGATGTTCTGCCTTGATGGTCACGCCCTGGCCGAATACGTAGTTAGCCTTCGTCTCAACAGAGCGGCCAATGAGAGGGTTCTTCTCGAAGAAGAGGAAGGAGTTCTTGCAGATCTTGCGTAGACCATCGCGTGAGAAGTCGTGTTCGTCTGCTCCGGATAGCTTGTTCCAGCCTATGTCCTCAAGCGCAAGCTCTAGCTCGTTGATCGTCTCGCCGTAGTTGGCTCGCATCACTTGAAGCTCTTCACTCAATGACGCGACAGTAGGTTTCGTGGCCATAGCGATCTCCCTGTCACCCTCAATTTATAGCACACTTGCGGCTGTTGTGCAAACCATGCCGGTCATTCAACGTCTATCTTGATGCGCGTTCCGTCTTCCATCTCGGCATACAGCGCAGTGAACCGAGTGCTGCCACAATGACCTACGTCTTCATCACCAAAGAAGTCTGAGCGATTGCAATCACAAGCCCAGTTGCCATCAGTCCACATGTAGAGAGAGAAGTCACCGTGATCGAAATGGACTATTCGAATCTCGCCTGTCTCGTTCTTGCGGATTGCCACCTTGTATCCCATCACGCCTCCTATTCACTCTCCACCGCGAACTCACGAATCATACGGCGCTTGGCAGTCGTCTTTCCACCACGATGGTCTCGCTTACGTCCTTCTGAAATCAGCTTCTTCTGCTCATCTCTGAAGTGCTTCGTCTCGCGGATGTTCTGGATCTCTGCGCGGTTAATCATGCGCACGGCTTCGGCAAGAGGATTAT